TCAGTGGAAGGTCGACAGAGCTGCGTTTGAAGGTCAGGGTGGTGTAACGGCCGTCCTTATCGTCCTTCGTCTCCGTATTAGAGAGGATGATTGGACGCTCGAGTTCGCCAACGATGTACCACTCTTTCTTCTTAATGTGCTTGTAAAGAGCGATAAACTTACCACCGCTGTACTCCTCAATGAAGTTATAGAGGTTCGCACGAGCTCCACCCATTACCATTACAAGCTGATTTTCACCTGTGGTAGTGATGTCGCCCTTCTCTGTGGTACCAGTGAAGGTTGGAATGTCGTGTGCCTCGAAGTAATGAGGAATCTCATTCGGTTTCAAAGGAACAGGCGCAACCTCACGATTAGCGTTAGGTTGTGGGAACTCCTTGGTGCGGTCAATCTGGTCGAGTGCAATGAGATAAACGATGTAAGAGATAGCACTACCGTGTGTATCTCTATCAGACACATCGTCGACGTGACCGAGTAATGCCATTGAAGCGAAGGTGACACCTGAACCAGCAGCAGCACCGAGAGAGTGGTCAAGCAAGGCTGCTACGAGCATGAAGATACCAAAAATCGCAAACGTAGCCATGAACATATTTCGTGACTGACGGTTGCTATAATTAAATCCTTTCATAGGATTATACGCACGATAGCGTTTCTGAATATTGGGCTTTTTCATTTCTATTTCTATTAATGATAATTATTGATTTAAGAAAGGAACTGAAGAGGTCAAGCCGTCCCGAGCTTTTAATTCCATCGACTTCCCTCTCAGTTCCTTAGTCATTCATCTATCGTCCACCTGGTACGTTAGGCTGCAACTCCTTGTTGACGGTACGCTTACCACCGACGCAACGCTCCAACTCACGGAACTTGTTGTCGCTACCGAGGATTACCATGATGTAGTCGCCTACAGCTGTAGCGGTGAAGGCAGCCGTGATGCTATCGAACTTACCACTATTGGTAATCTTTGGCAACTTTGTTTTATCACCGCACTCGATGCAGTAAGCTACACCAGCCTTTGCATTCTCGATGTCGGTGATAGTTGTCAGTGTTGTTGTGCTGTCGGTAATCTGCCAGAAGCCGTTATTACCGTCAACCTTATCGGTGATAGTTGCTGCAAAGAGGTTGATGAAGATCTGCTGCCACTCGTAGTTATTCTTATCCATCTCATCCTTAGTTGAGAAGCGACGACCTGTGAATGAAGCAGAAGTTCCCTCTTTCCATGTACTCCAAGCACGGACCTGCTCCATGCTTTCCTGCATCTTCACAGAGAGCATCTCACCTGGTACAAACTCAAGGAACTGAATATTACCTGGTTCGTGAAGCATCATGAATGGAGTCTGACCGAGATAAGGCAACCAAATGATGCGCATCGTAGTGTCTGGTACCACGCTCAATGCACCCATAGGTCCAGCGAAGTCTGTGTCCTTACCATAGGTAGAACGAACGTTCTTAATCCACCATGCCTGATGGTTCTTATTCAAGTAAATGAAGTGGTTGTCGAGGTCCATGTCCTCTGTGATAGAGGCACGAACGTCAGCAATGAACTCTTGAACAGAAGCGAGGAAACTTGCCTGTGTATAGGTGCGGTATGTACCATCATCGTGTGGCTTGATGTCGTACTGATGAACATAACGCAGCAAGGTATAGAGAACACCAGTAGCAGCATTGAGGTAGCTACCTGCAACACCCTTATCAGGCTTCACGTAGATACCACGCATACGGCGTTTGTTCTGCTCAACCTGTGCAGCACGGAGGGTATTGAGCAACTGATACTCAATCATAGACCACTTGATAGGGTCAGAGCCTTCCTTGTTGAGATAACCGATGTACTTACGCTCGATTTCTTTCATTGGACCCCATTCCATCTTAATCATAGCGTCGTCAACGTAACCATAGTGGTTCTCAATCTTCATACCGCCCTTGAAGACCTCACCAGACTGGTAAGCCTGTGAAACCTCATCGAAGAAGGCGTTGAATACGAGTCCACGGTCTTGGTAGCCGTAAGCGACAGGGAAAAATTGAGTAAGGTCACGTACCTGTAGAACACGAGCGATGAGTGCATCCTGACGAAGTACAACGAACTGATCGCCAAGACCTGCGTTGTCTACGCCATCGTAGTTAGTAGCGTAAGTACCCTTTGCAAGTGCAGCTGCATCAAGCATCTTATTCTGCTGAAGGTACTGATAGCGGTGCTTGAGCGAATTAGCATAATTGCGAACCTCCTTATAGAAGGCAGCACCATCTACTTGCTCGTCAACCTCTGGCAGAGCTGCTGCTGCACGTGGGTTAGCAGCAATCTGATTCCAACGATTCTTCATTGAGAAGAAAGGATGTTCAACACCGAAGAGATAATCAGCTGTATTAGCGAAACCATTAACACTTAGAGGAACAGCATTCACTGTTTGCGCAGGAACATCAGGTGCAGGGTTTGAACCCATCGCCTGAATATCAGCACGCATACCCTTAATACCCTCAAGGATACCCTCAAGAGTTGCGTTGCCTTGCTGTGTAGGCTGCTGACCACCATTATCATCAGCTGATGCTGAAGGCTCACCACCATTCAGAACAGACTGAATGGTGTTCAGCATCTTCTGAAACTCATCCGCCTGTTGAGCTGTCTTCTGTGCAGCTTGTTCAGAAGCAATGTCATCAGCAAGCGTACTCTGGTACTTCTTCTGATACTCTGCTACGATTGAGTTGAACTCATCCTGTGACAGACTTTTGTCTTCGAATTTCTGCTTAAATCCAAGGAATTCGATGACACTTGTAAGTTTTTCTTTTAAACTCATAAATAACTAAAAATTAAAATGATACATTTATATGTTGTAAACGGCAGTTTTAAGTTTCTTTGCCTCAGTATATTCACGCCCCATCGTAGCAGTTTCAACGATAGCTTCTACCATCGTCTTGCTACCATCTGTCAGACCGAGTTCCACAGCCTGAGGAGTGTAGAAGGTTTCACCACGCAAGACAGGAGTATCGTCTGGAAGGTCAGCAATTTTACTACGCTGTGAACGAACCTCGCTTAAGAACTGTGCGTTCATTGGGTCGAGTATATCTTTCACAAATTGCTCATCCTGACCTTTACGAAGATCATCGAAAACTTTGTTCTTCAAGTCAGACTTAGTTGCTTTTGCTTCGACCTTCTTAATGCCGAGCCTCGCAAAGTATTCTTCAAAATCGTAGAAGCTGCACATCGTACCTATGCAACCTACATAGTCATTCTGTGTCATAGCGTAGATGCGCTGACCGTGGCATCCGATATAATATCCAGCTGAACAACACATCTGCTCATAGAAGGTGAGGATAGGTTTCTCGCAGCTGCGTAGTGTTTCGCTCAAGCGGTCGAGGTACCACGCTTCACCACCTGGTGAATTGATGTGGAGGAAGTGACAAGATATTTGCGGATTAGCTTCAGCTGCAAGCAGGTCTGATTGCAACTGCTTACTTGAGAAGTAGTAATACGAATCAGACATCACAGTACCGAACACACGGTGATAAGCAATACTGTTATCAGGCAGTTGCTCATCACTGAACTCATCTGTAAGTGTAATAGGGGCGGTGTTTTCTTGATTCGTTATCTTCTGAATATCCAAGAGAGCAAGATGTGACTCGAGCTGATACCAACTATGGGTGTTAAGGTAAGCAAGCATTTCATCTTTCGTCATGCTGAACGATGAGTTTACCTCAGGTTTATCTGGTGCTTTACCACTGAGCGGAAAGGCTGTTAACATAGCCTGTCGAAATCCGTCAATAGTTATGAATAGAGGCTTCCCTGAGACAAGTAGAGACTGTAATTCTTTCATCAATATTCTTTTTGATGCGAATTTACTATATAATAAGGTGTAGGCAAAAGACCTACAGAAGGGGGTCTGTGAGCATTTTACACTTGATTACGAGGTTTGCAGAGTTCAAATTTGAAGATATCTGAACTCGAGCAGGAATATCTGACGTTCCGATGTTATGAGTTTTCCTATCAGATGTCTTGATTGTAACGATAGCACTTCTCTCTATTGCGAAGGTCCTGCGAGTTCCTTTGTCGGGTAAGTCTATAACTATGGTTTTATCGCAGTTCCAATAATTACCAGCTTCATTGTCAGTAAGTTGTGGTA